CCTGGTTCATACACGAACGCCAACATCACGGTCGATTCCTTCGGTCGCATCACCGCAGCAAGCAACGGCTCAGCAGGCGGTGTCACCTCGTTCAATACCCGAACTGGTGCAGTAACGCTCACTTCGGGAGACGTGACGACGGCGCTTGGCTTCACGCCCGCAAGCAGCGCGATCACGATCAGCGCGGGCACGGGCCTTTCCGGTGGTGGGGACCTCTCAGCGAACCGGACTTTGTCCCTGGCCAACACGGCAGTAACGCCTGGTTCGTACACGAACGCCAACATCACGGTGGATGCGCAGGGCCGGATCACGTCCGCGGCGAATGGCACCTCTGGTCTCTCGGCTCCAAACTACGAAACAGCGGTCGCAACTGCCAGCCAAACTGTCTTCAACACGACGGTAAATACGCAGGCCAACGGTTCAGGCAAGACGTACCTGCTCGTGTACGTGAACGGCGTGAAGCAGATCGAAGGCGCAACCAAGGCCTACACGGTAACTGGTGCCAACCAGATCACCTTCAACACCGGCCTCAACCTCAGTGACGACGTTGAGTTCGTCGCCTTTGCTTAAGGACCCACATGGCTCAGCAGAAGATCAAAGACAGTCAGATTGCGGATGTCGCCGGCAGCAAGGTCGTCGGCAACATCCCAGGCAACGCAGCTGGCCTGACGGCAACCCTCGGAATTGGCTCTGGTGGCACAGGCCAGACCACGCAGACGGCAGCAATGGACGCGCTGTCGCCTACCACCACGAAGGGCGACCTGCTTGTTGACAACGGCACGAGCGTGGTGCGCCTTGCTGTTGGTGCTGACACCTATGTCCTCACCGCCGACAGCTCGCAGGCAACTGGTGTGAAGTGGGCCGCAGGTGGCGGCGGTGGTGGTGGTATTGACGTCCAGACATTCACCTCGTCTGGCACTTGGACCAAGCCAAGCGGGGCGAAGCGCGTCGATATCTTCATGGTTGGCGGTGGTGGTGGCGGTGGCTCAGGCCGTAAGGGGCTGAGCTCATCTAACCGCGGTGGTGGTGGTGGTGGCGGTGGCGGCGCCATGTTCTACGCCAAGGGCGTAAACGCAAGTACGTTTGGCAGCACTGTGACCGTCACAATTGGAACAGGTGGCAACGGCGGTGCTGCACAGACAACTGCATCAACTAATGGAAACGCGGGTGCGGCTGGTGGCACCAGCTCATTTGGTACGCTCTACGCGCTTGGTGGGTCACAGGGCGGAGGCGGTTCAACTGTCGCTGCCGGCGGTGGCGCCGGTGCTAACGGCTACTTCTATGGTGGCAACGGTGGAGCCGGCTCCAACGGCACCAGCCAGAATGGAACTACAGCTCAAACTGCAAACGGAAACATCACCGCCACCAATAGCACTGGTGGTAACGGCGGTGCAACTGGTGGTGGCGGCGGTGCTGGCTGCAACTCCGGCTCAGGCACTGGCGTCGGCGGCAATGGGGGCCGGGTTGGAGACTACATCTTCGCAAGCGCGATTAATGGTGGCGTGGGCTCAAGTACGAATGCTCCAGGTGGCAATGGAAACAGCATTCTTTCAACGTCTGGCAACGGCATCATGTGGGGTGGCACTGGCGGCGGCGGCGGCTCAGCTAACCCTACGTGGGGCGGAACAGCGGGCGGTAACGGAGTAGAAGGTGGCGGTGGCGGTGGCGGCGGTGCTGGCACTGACACCGTTTCTGACAGCGGCAAGGGTGGAAACGGTGGTAACGGCTACGCCGTCATCATCACCTACATGTAAGGACCTACTATGCGCTACGCAATCATCAAGGACGGGGTTGTAGTGAATGTCATCCTGTGGGATGGACAAGCTGAGTGGCAACCTCCTGAAGGTGCCACGCTCGTCAACGTCGATGACATCATCTTCGGCCCAGGTTACTTGTACGATGGTGAGACCTTCACTGACCCAAGCCCGCCACTTGAGTAACGTAAGCCACTCTTCTACAACAGGACGCCTAACATGAACGACACCCTCCACGCAGCTGCTCAGGCGGCCTCGGCGCCCGTCGTCACAGCCGTACCTGTGGGGGTCTCCGTGCTGACCCTCTTCGGAGTACCGCTCCAGGAGTGGGTGTACGCGCTCACCATCGTCTGGCTGCTTGTCCAGATTGGGCTGAAGCTCTGGGACCACTTCTTCTACCGGAGGCGCGATGATCGCTAAGACACCACACGGCTACCAGGTCAAGAGCCAGGAGGGCAAGAACCTCTCCAAGGCAAACCTCTCGCAGAAGGAAGCTGAGAAGCGTCTGAAGCAGGTTGAGTACTTCAAGTACCTGGCGGGCAAGAAATGAGGTTCTTCACTCGCCTCTGGGACGGCATCTGCGACCTGCTGCACGACGGCGGTCCATCGATGACCCGCGTGATCAACTTCATTGTCGCCCTCACCGGCGCGTGGTTGCTGTACTTCTGGGCCAAGGGAAACGGTGAGATGGGCTGGCCCTACGCGGCCTGCTTCGTGTGCTACCTTCTCTATGGAGCTGGTCCTCATGTCATCAAGCAAGCGATCGACGCGGTCAAAGAAATCAAGTCCTCTGCCAAAGGAAACTAAGGAAGAGGAAACCAGGCGCAAGGTCCTGGAGTTCATCAAGGAGTTCAAGAAGCGTGTTCAACGTTAAACTCGTGATCGTCGGGCTGGTGCTTGCTCTGGTGAGTGGTGTCTGCGGGGTGCACCTGCTCGGCGACGCGAGGGTAAAGCGCTCTCTTGCTGAGACACAGGATGAGGTTGCCTCCCTGAAGGCCGAGAATGAGCTGCTTCGCCAGCAGCTGATGGAGGCAACTGAGGCCGGAAAGCAGTGGCAGCAGCAGGCCTCAGCCGCTGAGCAGCAGCGGCAGGTCATCGCCAAGAACCTCTCGATCAGCCTCACGAAGCTTCGGAACCAGAAGCCACCTTCAACCTGCGACGCCGCGGTGCAGTGGGCCGTTGAGCACAAGGAGGACCTGGCATGGTAAGAGCTCTGCGCTTCATCAAGGACTGCTGGACGGCGCTCCTGATCTTCCTGCTTCTGCTCGTCCTTGGTGGCTGCGCGACGCAGCCTGAGGTGCGCGTGATCCGCCCGCCTGAGCCACCTGTGATTGCGCGCCCAGAGCTGCCTGTCCTGGCTGTAAGTAAAGACATGGACGCGGGAACTGTGCTGCAGCTTCACCGCGAGACGATTAAGCGCCTCCAGGCCTGGGGCCTGGAGCTTGAGGCGGCCCTTGAGGCCTACCGGAGGAAGTAATGCCAGTTTCACAGGTTTGGAATGGGGAAACCTACACCCTCCCGCTTCCGGGTGACAACTACGGCTGGGGCAATGGAACCACAAGCTACCTGCTCGCCCTTGGTCAGGCCGCTCTGTCCCTGGCTGGTGGAACGTTCACGCTCACTGGTGAGGTGGACTTCGGTGCCACCTTTGGCCTGAAGAGCGCGTACTTCAAGAGCCGCGGAACTTCCGCTCTCACTGGCGTCGTGCGCCTTGGAAACACCGAGACGATCTCGTGGCGCAACGCGGCGAACAGCGCGGACCTGCCGCTTACCGTGAACGCGAGCAACCAGCTCACCTTCAACGGCGTGCCGCTTTCAGTCGCAACCGGCACCGTAACATCCGTTTCCGTTGCCGCTGGATCGAGCAAGCTCTCGTCCTCTGGCTCGCCCATCACCACGAGCGGCACGATCACGCTGGACGTCGTTGAGGCGAACCTGACCCTGAACAACATTGGTGGAACGCTCTCCGTCTCCAAGGGTGGCTCGGGCGCAAGCACGCTCACGGGGTACCTCAAGGGCAACGGTACCAGCGCCTTCACGGCCGTAAGCTCCATCCCCTCGAGCGACATCACTGGAACCCTTGGTGTTGCGAACGGCGGAACCGGTGTCAACACCCTGTCAGCTGGCTTCGTGTACAGCCCAGGTGGCACGAGCGCCTTCTCGACGTTCGCGAACGTGGACCTGACGAGCCAGGTGACTGGAACCCTTCCTATCTCCTCAGGTGGAACTGGACAGACCACCGCCGCTGGCGCGCTGAACGGCCTGTTTGGTACCGCGGGCTTCACGACGCTGCCCAACGCATTCTACTGGACGGGGGACTTCTCTACCTCTGCCAACCGGGCGTACTGGAAGTCCAACACCGGAACCGCAACCGTCCTCGTGACCAAGGCACCAGGCAGCACCTCAAGCGACCTCTCTGGTTTCCGCTTGAACAGCTCCTCGGACGACAACAATCACTGGCTGTGGTCGCTCTCAGCGCGCAACAGCACCACCGGCTCTGGAGCGCACCGCCTCCAGACAGGCAAGGTGACCGCTGGTGTAACGGCGGATAGTCCTGACCCCATCGTCTTCTCCGGCGCGGTGACAGGCACCGTCTGGGCGCAGATTCAAGCCGCTAGCTCCGGTTGGAGCAGCTCAGCCAGCACGGAGCTTCTGCGCAAGGCAGACGTTCCCTTGACCACGAAGGGTGACATTCTCACCTTCACCACCGTCCCTGCTCGTCGTGCAGTCGGAACTGACGGCTACGTCCTGAAGGCGGACAGCACTCAAGCGACTGGCCTGAACTGGATGGACCCGCGAAGCCAGGGTCAGGCGCTTCTCACAAGCCCCACGACGGGCTTCTCGGTGACGATCGGGGACCAGTACAGCGCGCTCATCCTGTTTGCGAACTCGGGTGTGGTTTCAAGCGGAACCGTGACGATGCCAGCAAACCCGGGAGATGGGTACGTCATGCGCATCATGGTGACCTCCAACAACGTTACCTGCACGATCTCGCCCAACACAGGTCAGACCGTGCTTGACGCTCCCGCCACCATTAACGCCGGCACTGGGGTGGCCTTCTGGTACTACGCCGGTTCTTCGACCTGGTTCCGGTTGTACTGACCGGGTTAAATAGACGGCCGCATGGCCGAAAGGATGAAACATGGAAGACAAGGACAAGCTCAAGGCAGCGCTGCTCGTAGAGCTCATCAAGATCCTGGGCAAGGACGCCGTCTCAAAGCTCGTTGGTCACGACGAAGCCGGTGAGGGCGAAACTGCTGCCGAGGAAGCCGCCGAGACCCCTGAGGACGAAGCAAAGGAAATGGTTGCTGAGAAGCCTGACCTCGCGGTCATCTCGGTTGAACCTGACTCTGAGAGCGCGTCTGAGGACGCCGGCGAAGCCCCTGGTGACGAGGAAGACGAGAAGGCCAAGCGCCTGAAGAAGCTCAAGGCCCTGGCCGAGGAGTAAGCGATGGACTACTCCACTGACTGGCTGGTCGCGAACGTCCAGCGGATGGAGAGCGTCGCGACCTCAAGCCAGACCTTCTCCGAGGACGACATTGTCGAGTTCCTGAACCTGGAGCTTCAGAGCACCGTCGTCCCCACGATCCAGAGCGTGAACGAGGAGTTCGGCGTCTTCTACGAGGAGTTCACGAGCGCTGAGCTTGGAACCACCGTGCAGATTCCGGCTGTCGCGACTGGCGCCCGCCTTCGCAGCGTGCAGCTCATCTCGCCCGCGAACTACATCACGGCCTTCCCGCGCCTGTCTCCGGACTCGATCGGCAAGCGCGGTGCTGTCTGGCCGCAGAGCGCTGGGTACTACATCCGAAACAACGAGCTCGTCTTCTACCCCTACAAGCCACAGGGGAACTTCACGCTCCGGTTGAACTACTTCCGCCGTCCGAATGTGCTGGTTCCTGCGACCGAGGCTGGCCGCGTGCTGAGCATCGACACGGTCGGCAACACCGTGACGCTGGACAACACCCCGACGACGAATTGGGCAGTCGGTGAGAACCTGGACATCATCGAAGGCGAGCAGCCGTTTGACTTTCGCGTCCAGAGCACTCCCATCGTGAACATCACCGGGCCGGTCATTGAGCTTGACCCAGCCGTGATCGCCGAGGTGCAGGTGGGAGACTACCTGGCTCGCCAAGGTGAGAGCCCAGTCGTGCAGTTCGTGCCCATCGAGGCCCTGTACCTGCTGAGCCAGCTCGCGGGCTGCCGGTGCCTCCAGGCGCTTGGCGACACGGAAGGCTGGAAGCTCTCCGTGCAGAAGGCCGAGAGCATGAAGACGATGCTGCTGAACATGGTGAGCGACCGCATCGCTGGCAACCCACAGAAGATCGTGGCTCGCCCAATCACGCGCCGCTTCCGCTGGTAAGGAAACCGAATGTCTGGTCCAAAGCCACAGGTCCTGAGCCTAAAGATCCACGGGCTCTTCACGAACCCAAACACGTTCAGCGAGGTCCCAGCGGGCATCACGCTGAACAGCTGCGCGAACATCGTGCTCAACCGGGACAGCATTGTGTCTTCCCGGCGTGGCCTGACGCAGTACGGCTCACCAAGTGGCACGGTTGAGGTGCGAGACATCCTCGACTACAAGGACACGCTCATCACGCGGGACGCGGCGAACGTTCTGAAGTACGACACAAGCGGTGATGGCAGCACGTGGACGGCCTACAGCGGCACGTACGTTCCAGCGCAGGGCGTTGATGACCACCTGTCCTCGTTCCAGGCAAACAAGAACCTCTACATCGCAACGGACAACGGGATCTACAAGCTCGCTGAGATCGCCGGCTCGTGGGTGCAGGCGGGTGCTCCGCGTGGCCTCGGCGGAACCGGCGTGGTGACTGGTGCAAGTGGCTTCATGAGCACGAACACAAACGTTGCCTACCGCGTGGTCTGGGGCTACCGGGACGTGAACGAGAACCTCATTCTGGGCGCACCGAGCGACCGCATCATCGTCTCAAACACCTCGGGTGGTGACCGGGACGTTTCGCTGACCTTCTTCATCCCGCAGCGCGTCACGACGAACTTCTTCTACCAGGTCTACCGCTCTGGTCCTTCGGCAACCGCTGCAGATGAGCCTGATGACGAGCTCCAGCTCGTGTACGAGGACTCCCCGACCGCGGGTGAGATCACCGCTGGCTCAGTCACGATCACGGACAGCACGCCTGATGACCTGCGAGGCGTAACGATCTACACCGCACCCTCCCTGACGACCCAGGGCATCCTGTCTGCCAACACGGAGCCACCGTTCGCTACCACTGCCTGCGTGTACTCCAACACGGCCTTCTACGGCAACACCCGCACCAAGCACTCGCTCTTTGTGACGCTGATCGCTGTTGGAGCGCCTGACGGCATCCAGGTCAATGACACGCTGACGATCAGCGACGGTACAAACACCGTGGTGCTCACTGGAAAGGCGGTCGAGAACGCAGCAGCTGGTCAGTTTCTTGTCCAGACGGCCCTGACGCCCGCGGAGAACATCGACGCGACTGCACGAAGCATCGTGAACGTCCTGAACGCCTACTCAGGCAACACCTTCATCGACGCGTACTACACGAGCGGCTTCGAGGACACCCCGGGTGCGATGTACTTCACCCGCACTGACCTGTCCGAGACCGCCTTCACCGTCGTGTCCTCTCGGACCACCTCGTGGCGCCCGGTGCTGCCAAGCTCAGGCAGCAACTACAACAACACCTCCCGTAACGAGGTAAAGCCCAACCGCGTGTACTTCTCGAAGTTCCAGGAGCCAGAGGCTGTTCCAATCCTGCAGTACTTCGACATCGGCTCTCCAGAGGAGAGCGTTGAGCGCCTGGTCCCACTCCGGGACGGCGTGATCGTGCTCAAGACGGACGGCGTGTTCCGCATCTACGGCAGCGACAGCAGCAACTTCCAGGTGGTCCCGCTGGACACCACCGTGCGCATCATCGCTCCGCACTCGGTCGCGGTGCTGACGAACAAGGTCTTCTTCTTCTCCACGCAGGGCGTCGTCGCAGTTTCCAACACGGAAGCTCAGATCGTGTCTCGTCCGATTGAGCGCCAGCTCCTGGAGCTCTCCTCGGCGCTGTACCCGAACTTCCCGGTCGAGACCTTCGCCGTTGGCTACGAGAGCGACCGCAAGTACATCCTCTGGACCATCAGCACCACCGCTGACACGTACGCCACGCAGGCCTTCGTGTACAACGTGCTGACTGGGGACTGGACGCGCTGGACAAAGCCTGCCTCGTGTGGCATCGTCAAGAAGGACGACGACCGGCTCTACATCGGTGGCCTCGCCGCCAACAGCAGCACCTCCTACGTCTTCCAGGAGCGCAAGAACTTCACGCTCTCGGACCAGGCGGATGAGCAGTACACCGTGAACATCACGTCCGCAGCCGGCACAACCGTAAACGTCTCCAGCACGGCGGACCTGATGGCTGGGTACACGCTGCAGCAGAACATCGCGCAGGCCATCATCACCGAGGTCGTGTCTTCAACCCAGGTCACGGTTGATACCGTGCAGGACTGGACGGCTGGAACCGCCACGGCGTACCGCCCAATCGACGTCCAGATGGAGACGAACCAGTTCGACGCTGGTCTCCCAGGGAACATGAAGCACTGGGCTGACGCCTCGCTTATCTTCCGTGCAACGGACTTCAGCACCCTCGGCGTTGGCTTCTTCGCTGACACCACGGCTGAGCCGCTCTCGATCACCATGGTCCCGCCTCGTGGAACCGGTGGCTGGGGTGCCTTTGCCTGGGGAACTCAGCCTTGGGGCGTATCGCAGTCCGCTCGTGCCCGTCTCCGTGCCGCCGTGCCAAAGCAGGCCATGCGCAGCAACTGGCTCTCCGTGTCCCTGTCCCTGAGCGAGGCCTTCTCCTCGCTGGAGCTGGCTGGCATCTCATTGACCTTCAGCAACATGAGCTCGCGCCAGAAGCCGAGCTCCCGTGAGTAATGAAGCCGCCCATCTTCAGCCGCATGTCCCGCGAGGACTACCAGGAGGCGCCTGCTTGGTTTGGCCGCTTCCTGATCCCGCTTCAGCAGTTCATGGAGCAGACTCAGGCGCTCTTCACGAAGAACATCGCCCTTGGTGAGAACATCCAGGCCCGGCAGTACACTACGAACTTTACGACTGCGGCCGGCTACGCAACAGGCACCTTCGAGAACATTACCTTCTCCTGGTCTGGTTCCTCTCTCCCAAACGCCGTCCTCATCACCAGCATTACGCACGCCGATGGAACCCCGTTCCTTGGCTCAACTGGAACACCTCAGTGGAGGTACGACGGGGGCGTTGTCATTACCTACGTGCCTGGCCTAGCGGCTGGCACTAAATACTCGATCACGTTCCTGGTGATCTAAGGAAGAACATGGCCTACGTAGCAGCACCACAGGACCAAGACCCGACCAAGCCCATCGCAGTTTCAACCGGCGCCGCCGGCGGAACAGGTGCAGTGGGAGCAGGCTCAGTGGTTGCGCGTCCAACGCCGACGAGCTCTGGCTCAAACTTCACGAACATCAACACCTACCTCGCCAGCGCCGCCAACCGCGCGGGTGGACAGGCCCTTGGCCAGCAGATCGCAGGTGATGTCTCCAATGAAGTGAACCAGGCCAACCAGGCGATCGACACTGGTTCTAGGGACTTCTCGCAGAAGGTCTCAGAGAACACGAACGTGTTCAACCCAGACGCGGTAAACGCGACCATCAACACCGGAAACGTGAGCGACGCGGTAACGCGCGGTCTCAGTGGAACCTACGGCGGTCCGCGCCAGCTCGCTGACACTGGAGCCCGTCAGACGATCGACCAGGAGGTCCAGCAGGCAACCGACGCAGCCGAGCTTGCTCGCACGCAGGCAGGTCGCGCTCAGTACATTCGCCAGCTTACTGGCCGTCCGATGACCGCTGGCGAGAGCCGCCTGAACAGCGCGTTCGTAAACGCCAACCCGGACGCGATTACCGGCATCGAGAGCGCCCGTCAAGGTGCCACTCCTCTGTCTGGTCGCGTCAATGCCGCCGAGACCCAGGCAGGAAACCTGGCAACTGACGCACAGGCCACGAACGCGGCAACCCGCAACCAGTCCCTCGGTCTGATCAACACGTACCTTGACCAGCAGAACGCCGCTCTTGCTGCCTCTGCCGCCGCACGGCGCCAGCAGCTCATTGACCAGCAGAACGCCATCACGACGTACCTGAACAACATCGCGAACTTTGGACAGGGCCGCGCAACGATTCCTACGCCTCCCACGCGCGCAACTGCACAGGATGTTCCGGTTCAGAGCACTGGTAGGGCAACCACTCAGGCAGTTCGTCCAGGCATTCAGCCAGTTCGAAACACGGGTGAGCAAGCTCCTGCTGCTACCCCAGCACCAGCTCCTGCCCCCTCAGCGCCAACGCCAGCCCCAGCACCAATGGCGCTTGTTCCTGGTTGGGAACAGGCCGGCCTCACTGAAGATCAGGCTCGCCAGCTGCAGACGCTCATCCAGCAGAACTACCAGCTTGGTGGTGGAAAGGTTGACCTCGCGGGATACTTCACCCCAGGCTCGCCTGACTCGATCAACGCGAACACGCAGCTTACGCCTGAGCTGGCGCAGCGCCTGAACGTGCTTGCCGGTCTTGCTGGCCGCAGCACCTACACGCCTGCAGCTGCCAGCGACGCGTACAAGTTCGACTACGACCGCGCCCTCGCGGCACTGAACGCCAACGTGCTGGCTAACACGCCTGCTCCTGTCGCTCCTGCCCCAGTTCCTGCACCCGCCCCAGCGCCAGCTCCGGTGTTCCCAGCTCCATCCCCATACGACGGTGGCGGTGGGGGTGATGGAACGTCTGAAGGCTCACCAGGTGGTGACAGCAGCTCAGGCGACTCCGCAAGCTCCTCAACTGGCTCAGGTGCCGACGCCGCAGGTGGCATCGGTGGATCTGGAATGGGTGAAGCTGGAATTGGCTCAACGGCCGGCTCAGGAAACAATGGTGGTGATGACGGTGCTGGAGATGGCGGAGGCGGCGGTGGCTCTGGCTGCGTTGTCGCAACTGCGCTCACTGCCTCCGGGGACTGGACGGCTTCACAGAAGGGCGACCTGGTTGCCTGGTGCGAGGAAACGCTGCACGACACGTTCCTGGGTGAGGCCCTTCGCCGTGGCTACCAGGTCGTCGGCTCCAAGGTCCTCGTTCCGACGCTCCGGAAGGGCGGTCTCGCTCGCAGGTACGTCAAGTGGGGCTTTGAGCAGGCAACGGACCTCCTTCGCCTTCGCCCGAAGGCCCTCATGGCTGCCCCGCACACCATCCTGTGGGTTGCGGCGCTGACCTGCGTAGGCCTGGCTGTAAGTAAGAGGTATGCAACGCGGTGCTGGAAGGGGCTGTATGAGTGAGGTGACGATTGTTGAGCCCAAAGCAGTGGCGCTGGCCGGTCGCCTCAGCCAGCGTCACATCTACATGGTGCAGGACAAGCTCAAGGAGCAGGCGCCTGTGCAGACGGAAACCGAGCACCTTTGGGCGCACGGGGTGTACCTCCGGGTGCTGAAGGTTCCAGCTGACACCGTCGTGGTTGGTGAGTGCCATGGGACGGAGCACATCACGCTTCTTCTCAAGGGAAGCTGCACGATCACCGAGCCACGGACCGGAGAGCTCACCAGGGTCACCGCGCCGATGTACTGCGTGACCCCGGCAGGAGAGAAGAAGATGGTGCTAACGCACGAGGAGTGCTGGTTTGCGAACGTGCATCCAGACCCAGATAACAAGCGCGATGAGGACGAAGTTCGTCAGCGCGTCATCATTCCAGAGACCGATCACCGCCTGGCGGTGACCAAGGTCGCTGCACTCACATGAGCTACATCTATCTCTACTGTGATCCCAAGACGGGGATTGAAAGGTATGTAGGTTTCGGCAAGAAATCCCGTGCCTGGAGCCACCTTCGTGGAAGCCACAATAGGCGTCTTGATAACATGCTCAAGAAGCGCATCAGAGAAGGATTTGACCCACAGCCAATCATTCTGCTCGACGGTCTCTCTGAGCTTTCAGCCAAGGCCATCGAGATCTTCTGGATTGCTACTATTGGGCGGGACGACAAGCAGAAGGGGTCGCTCTTCAATGCAACAGACGGTGGAGATGGGCAATCTGGCGTGATCAAAGGCGGTTGGACAAGCTGGAAGAAGGGATTGAAAGTTGGCCCTAACGCTAAGCTTAGAGGGCAGAAACTTTCGCCAGATCACGTTGAGAAGAGGACACAGAGCAGGCGAGATAAGTACAATGGCAACTACCGCTCTGAAATGTCAGATGAGGCACGAGCAGCTCTAAGCGAGAAGACGCGGTTGAGCTGGATTGCTCGGCGAGAGAAATACGGGGCTAATGGCCGGAGGAAACACGATGTTTGACAAGCACAGCCGTGCTAAGTACGGCAAGCAGATCGTCGATGACGAGGGACAACTTGTTGGTCGCTATGCCCATGCATGGGGTATCGTAGCAGGAGCGGCAGTTGGCCTCGTTGGCTCCTACATGTCTGCAGATGCGGCCAGCAGCGCCGCTGACCAGGCCGACAACCGCGCAGCAATCTCTGAGGCACGGCTTCAGCGCGCGCAGCAGACGCTTGAGCAGCAGATCGCCAACCTCTCAGCGCTGACTCCTCCAAACCTGCAGGAGTTCATCAAGCCCTACCAGCAGGCGGTGCTTGTTGGACAGCTCACGCCTGAGGACGCAGTTGTACAGATGCAGCAGGCCTCCTCGATGGCCGGCATCACAATTCCTCCTGCGATCCTGTCAGCCCAGAACATGGCGCTGACCAAGATGCAGCAGATCGCTGACCAGGGTGGCCTCACCGCCCAGGACCGCGCAGCACTTGCCCAGATCCAGGACCAGCAGGCAACCGCGTCCCGCGGTGCTCAGGAGGCAATCACCCAGGACGCTGCCCGTCGCGGTGTTGGTGGTTCAGGGGTGGAGCTTGCGCAGCGCTTGCTGGCGAACCAAGCAGCCGCAACGCGCGGTGCCAACGCCGGTCTGCAGGTGGCAGCTGACGCCGAGAAGCGCCGGATGGACGCGATCAACAACTCCGCCACGCTGAGCAGCAACATGCGCAACCAGTCCTTCAATGAGGACGCGCAGAAGGCGCAGGCGCAGGACGCAATCAACCGCTACAACAACATGGCGGTAAACACGAACAACGCGAACAACGTTGCCGCCCGCAACGCAGCTCAAGCCGCGAACCTCTCGGCCGCCCAGAACGTGCAGCAGTTCAACATCAGCCAGGCCCAGCAGGAAGCAGCCGCTCGCGCTGCAGCTGCCCAGACGAGCTGGCAGAACCTGCTGAACCAGCGCGCCGCAGCTACGAATGCTGCTGCAGGTCAGGCAACGAACGCGCAGAACGCAAGCATCGCGGCAAACAACGCCGCGACGACGGCAAACAACACTGCCGCTGCGACTACTGGTGCTGCTTGGCAGAGCGCAGCGAACACCGTTCGCAACGCCTACCAGGACTACCAGGACCAGCAGAAGAAGAATGGAGGCTAAGCCAATGGACGCAATGGAAACAAACACCGACCCTCAGGTTCCAGCAGACATGTCCCTCGAGGAATGGGGACGTCAGCAGGCCGAGGCCGCTGGGTTTGACCCTGGCTCCCCGCAGGTGCAGCAGCGCATCGGCGAGCTCGCATCGCAGGTCCGCGCCACCGTACCAGGCAAGGACGACGCCGAGATCATCGCCAAGGCCGGCCCAACGCTCTCTGCCGCGCTCGAAGCTCCAAAGGGCCCAGGCACAGCCTCAGCGATTCAGCAGGCAATGCAGAAGCTGCAGGAGGACTTCTCTCCAGACAAGGAGCGCGAGGTTCGCCAGCAGGTTCATCGGAACCGGACCTGGGACCAGGCAGCGCAGGCCGCTTCGCTCTATGGGCGCATGGTCGCAAACCCGCAGCAGGCGCAGGTCTTCCAGCAGCTGGACCAGCAGCAGGCCGCTCGCAGCAACGAGCCAATGGTTGACTGGCAGACGAAGAAGGCCGCAGCCATCCAGGGCATTGAGCAGCAGATCAAGCTTGGTCAGATCTCCCGTGAGGAGGTGCAGGCCCAGGTGACTCGCCTTGGACTGGAGCAGGCGCTTGATGAGCGCAAGACCCGTCAGGACCTGGCGAAGGCTGAGGCGGACCCGCTCTCGGCAACCTCGGAGGCCATGCGCCAGCTCGCCAGGAAGTTCGCACCGGAGTTTGTTTCTGCGATGGGTGACCGCTTCAATGGGCTCACCGCCGCGCAGCTCAAGGGCCAGCTCCCAGCGCTCGAGAAGCAGTACCTCAAGGAACTGGAGATTGGCCAGAAGCGCCTGGAGCTGCTGGACAAGGCAGCTGACCGCAGCTCCCGTGAGCGCATTGCCGCTGGGAACAACGCCGCAGTTACTGGAGCTGCCGCCATTCGCGCCGCGGCGCAGGACCGCGCCACTGCGGCTCGCCTCAGTGCTGGTACGGCTGACAAGCCCCTCAAGCCATCCGAGGCACTCGCGATCGACAAGGAGGAAGGCAAGGTCGGTGAGTCCCTCGCTGGTGCGCAGGACACGCTCGCGAACTTTGACCGGCTGGAGAAGCTCATCCGTGGTGGCCTCAGCACCGGCCCAGTCGTTGGTGGGGACAACGTGGTCGGAAGCGCAATTCGCTTCGTCTCAAAGGACCGCCAGGCCGCCGACTCGGTCGTCAAGAACATCGTTTCTTCTGCCTCGAAGACGTTCGGTGCAAACCCAACCGAAGGCGAGCGCCGCTACATCGAGATGGCGAACTCCGTCATGCAGCTCGATGACCCGCTGCCGCGTCTCGCTGAGCTGCGCAGCAAGTTCGAGGAGCTGGTGCGTCAGCGCCAGGCCCGCCTTGAGAGCCTCGCGAAGCTGCGCGGTGGCACACCGAGGCTGGCACCTCCAGCCGCTCCCAAGAACGTCCCGACCGTGAACTCGAAGGGCTGGGTCCTGATGACCGACCGCGGTGGAAACCGCGCGTACGTTTCGCCTGATGGCAGCCAATTTGAAGAGGTGCAGTGATGCCGTTTGATCTCGCGTCCGCGAAGCCAATTGACGCCAAACCCAAGGCCAAGTTTGACCTTTCCTCGGCAAAGCCGGTTCCTGAGCTCAAGACCGAGGAGCCAGGCTGGTTCCAACCTGGTTCAAAGAGCGAGGCACTGGTCCGTGGCTTCAGCCAAGGGGCAACTCTTGGGTTTGGGGACGAGCTCCAGGCCGCCATTCGCGCGCTGGGTGACGACGGCCCGGGTGGCTACACGGATCGGTATGCCCGTCTCCGTGATGAGGAGCGCGCCGCCAACGCCAACGCCTCAAACAAGAACCCTGGCTCGTACCTTGCAGGAAACGTTGCAGGTGCACTACCGGCTGTTCTCGCAACTGGCCAGCCAGCTGGAGGTGGTGCTGCTGCCCGGCTTATTCAGACAGCGCAATCAGGTGCCCGTCTAGGTGCTATTCAAGGCGCTGGAACGTCTGAGTCTACAGATGCTGCAGGGCTAGTTGAAGATGTTGGTAAGGGCGCGCTGATCGGTGGTACATCAACTGTGGTGCCTCTCGCAGTTGCGCAAGGAGCGCGTGGAGCCCTCGCTACTGTAGCTGGAACTGGTCTTAAGGGAGCACCTACTCTGGCTACTGGCAGGCAGGCAGCAAATCGAGCAATCCTTGAGGCAAACAAGCGGGCAGCGGATGCAGCAGTAACCCGTGCGGCCGATGCTGCCGCGGCAGGAACAGGCACAAAGGCGGCTGTCATCGCGGCTCAGAAGGCAGCTCGTGACGCAGAGCAAGCTATCGCAAATTCGACTGGATTTGGACAGAAGGTAATTCAAGCTGCCCGTGACCTTAAGAATGTTCCAGTCATTGGACCGGTTACAAGTGCTGTTGATCGCCTAACTGGCCCTGTCGCAGCAAACACACTGAAGGCGATGAATGCCACAGGCGCTGCTCGAATGGGTTCGACAACCCAATCTACCATTGGTGCAACGGCCCTCGCGCTTCAGAACATGTCAGGTCGCCAGGCCCGGGCGCAGCTCTCTGACGCGGACGCACAGATCCAGCGCGCAGTTTCAGCAGGTCAACCTGAGTACGCGGCAACCTTCCAGGCCCTTCAGGACCCGGCTACCCGCGCAGCGCAGCGCAAGATCTCAGCTGGAGAGGCTGAAGCTGAACCTGATGCTCAGGATGAGGATGAGCAGGACGTCTCGGAGGACTAAATAGAGTGCCACCTACCAACCGGCGGTGGCACTCTTACCACCCGAAAGGACGTCATGAGCAAGAAGGAAGTAAAGGCTAAGGCCGAGCCATTCATCGCGGTCACGATCGACAAGGTTCCTGGTGAGGAGGCCTACCTGGGCACCGTGTACAAGAACGGGCAGGTGGTCTTCAAGACCGAGCACCCCACGCTGTACCTCGCCGTCGCTGGCCAGGTCCGTCGCTTCATCGACATGGGCATGTCAGTATGATGGAGCTCTACGCTGCCCTCGTTGGCACCCTCGCGGTGTCGCTTACGTTTGTGGGCTTCAAGCTTTGGCTGGACCGCGTCCACCCGGCAAAGAAGCCGGACCCGACGGGCAAGGAGCTGCTTGAGCGCCTTGAGGCGCACGAGCGGGCCGTAACGAAGCAGATTGAGGCGCTGGCTGGACGCATCGGGTTCAAGGAACGGCCCCGCCTTCGGGAGTAATCCATGAAGCTGCACGACCAGGCGCTTGAGCTTGCGTCAAAGGGCGCGACGAACATTGAGATCTTCGGTGCCCTGGAGCTCACCCCCTCGCAGATCCTTCGGCTGACGATCTCGGACACGCCCCTGCTGTTCAAGATCATTCAGGGACGCATGGCATTTCTTCGCCCGTTCATCGACATCCTCATGAACGAGGCGACGGAGCTCGTGTCCAAGGAAGCTGCAACTCGAAACTACCGTGCTCTGCAGGACCTGATTGCCCGCTACGACCGCGAGAACGCGGCGCTCGGCGTTGGCTATGATCTGTCACTGCTCTCTTCAGCTCCCACCCCTAAGGAGGGACAGCTGAAGGGCGCGGCTCTTACGAAGGCCCTACGCGAATGAAGCTGAAGATGTTCCTGCGCCAGAAGCTGATGGAGCTGCTTGTCTGGCGCATCAACCGCTGCAAGGATGACTGGAAGCTCAAGGAGCTGCAGAAGCAGCACGCGGAGCTTCTCTCTGCACAGATGGCCGACCGCCGGCGCGTGAACCAGAAGGAGGTTCAGACGGGCGTGTGGTGGATGACGCAGGAGGAGCTGGATGAGCACTCCAAGCGCTTCTAACCTCGTGTACGTGGCCTCTGCCACGTTGGCTGATGCGCTGTTCAAGGGTGGAGTTCCGCTCATTGAGCAGGGCGTCGTCATGAACGGGGTTCGGTGCTTCGTGTTCCAGATCCGCCCGCAGGACGTTCGCGTTGCGAGAAAGGTGCTTCAAGGTGCCTACCCGCGCTGAGCTTCTTCGCATGGCCTGGGAGACCGGGAACCTGGAGTACCAGGTGCACGAGTACCAGCTCCCGGTGTATCACGCGCTGTGGGACGCCATTCTGAACCCAGGCGTGCTGAAGTACGTGCTTGACATCGCCCGCCGGTTCGGCAAGACGCACATCGCCTCCGTTGTGGCGGTTGAGTTCGCGATTAGGTACCCGGGCGCGCAGATCAACTACGCGTGCGTGACGGACAAGGCCATGCGCAAGATCCTGCGCGGCAT